TGGGGCCTAACACTTCGCTCAAGGGCGACAGTCGCCGGAGTACCGTCGCCTGCGCCTTAGCTCAAGCGTTAGGCCCCGCAATACCGCAGTGAGTCATTCCACGCGGCCCATCTGTCGTGGCACGGCTTGCACACGCACTTGTAGCCACCTTCGCTATCGCCTTCGGCCGCCGGGCCGCAGTACCACGGCACCGCGTACCGGTGGCGCGTCGGCTCATCGCACATGGCGCAGTCCACAACATCGAAGTCCCACAGGTGCACGGTCAGCACCTTGTTGCCTTCACTGTCCACGTAGTCGGTTCGCATCTTTCTTTCCTTCGCAGCGGGGCCTAACCTGTCGTTCCAGCCGACCCGCCTTCGGCGGGCGGCTGAACTCCGACGTTAGGCAGCATGAAAACGCTCATGCGTCGTCTGCGGCATTTTGGGCACCGGCAGCAGCTTGCCGCTGGGCGTCCGCCACTTCCACGCCATGCCTACGGCCAGCCGATGCACGCCCATCGGATACCGTCCGTTGTGGGCGTGCTCGCGGATGTCTTCCTCCACGCCGCCAAACAGCCATCCGCCGCACTCGGCGCCCAGCCACTGCCGGGCCACCATGCAGTGCGCGCAAGTGCGGTGCGTCGCAAGCCTGCCTTCCCAGATGTAGCGGTCAACGTGGTAGCGCTCGCCTGGCTCAATGACCCGCGCGCACTCTCTGCACTTGTGGGCCTTGCGCGCCTTCGGGGTCGCCTCCGAAAGCATCGTCACCTGTCCGTCTGCGTAGTCGAGCATGCACATGCTGCCTAACTCCTCGCTCAAGCGGAGCAGCCACGGCGGGCAGCTCCAGTGTGTTACTCGGGCTTGGGCAGCGCCGTGTCTGCCCGCTTAGCTCGAACGTTAGGCGTCTTCAGGTACTCGGCCCGCCCGTTCCACATCGAGCGGGCACGGGCAATCGTCGGCGCTGCGCCCATCTCGCCATACACGCTCGGGCCATCGGCGCCGCAGTGCGTGCAGTGGATGTGCGCGATGTGCCCTGCATCGAACGTGTCCCACAGTTCTATCAGCCGGTCATCGCCTTCGGTCAAGCAAAACGGGCAGGGCTTCAGCGGGTTCATTCGTCGTCCGTCCAGTAACTCAGGTTCTCGGCCGCAGCCGCCTCGGGCGATGTGGTGAGCCAATCAGGGAACTGGTCGCCGTCGTCTTCGGGCCAGGTCTGCAACTCGCTGTCCGCCACCCCATCGCAGGCGTCGGCCAGCCGCCGCAGTTCGTCGCGGAATCGGCGCTCCCATTCGGCGCGCGGTATGCCGTGCTCGGGCAGCGTCAGCATCTGCCGCATTTCGTCCCACTTTGCTTCCATGCTCACTCCTTCTCGCTTCGGATACAGCCGCCCAACCCGCCAGTCAAGCGGACTGGCCCTGGCGGGCCAGCCGCTTACCGGCAACGTTGGGCGGCTCGCTCACTGCTCCTCTCCAAACAGGTCGGCCGTGTGCGTGCACCTCGGATGCGGCACAGTCTCCCCCACGGGCACGAACTGCGTGCAGCACGGCTGGCCGTCAGCGCCAATGCGCCACTCTGGCAACGGTTCGTCTGTGCGGAACGAGCGGCCGAGAATCTCGCACCAGTCATCTTCCGTGCCGCCGCTGGCGCAGTCTGCGGCAGTACCGTTTAGCACCTTGTCGCGGGCGCAGTGCTCGCACCAAGCGGCCATGAAGAACTCGCCCTCTGTGCCGTTGCATGGCCGGTAGGCATCGCCTGGCGTGCGCTCCATGAACCGCACGCGCGGCAGCTTGGTTTCCTTATGCTTCATCACGCGCCCCTTTCAGCTCGAACGTTAGGCATCACGGGCTCTTGCTGCACCGCCAATACAGCCTGCTCCGGGCTCGTGAGCACCAATAACGGCAGACTGAGCGCCTGCGCCATCTCGGCGCACGCGATTTGCTCCTTGCGCAACTTGCGTCGGCTTGGCGGTTTGTCGCCGTCCTTGACCTCAGCAAGCATCCACATGCCGCCGTATCCGATGATCAGGTCCACAGGCTGGCGGATGACGTAGACCAAGCACCCGATGCGCTCCAGCGCCTCTATCACTGCGGCTTGGTTCGCGTCGTTGCGTGCTGCGCGGCGGTAGATGCTCATTGCGTCATGGGCGCCGTCTCGTGCGCCAACTTGATCCGCTCGTGCCACGCCAACACCCGCGCATGCGCCTCCTTCGGCGTCTCGCGAGCGGCACTCCCCAATCATCCTGTCGATGGCCTCGCGGAGAGTCGGCCACTCTTCGGGATCAATGCGCACTTCTTGCTCGCCTTTGTCTGGGCATTGGCGCACGACCACGAACTCGCCACCGGCTTCATCGTCAATCTCTACCTGCGTTGCGCGCTCGCCGTAAATCTTTGAAAACTGCGGAAGCACAACGAGCCTAGTCACGCGAGTCTCCATCACGCCACCCTCCGCAGCGCCACAGCAGGCGCGAAACCAGGGCACCACCCACCACCGGCCACCGAGCAACGGAGCTTGCGGCAGTAGTGGTCCTTCTTCACGTAGTCAGTCCCTGTTGCCGTCGTCGTCCACATCCCGCTGTGCGTGCACTTGCGGCACCCGTCGCGCTGGCCGGGGGACTGATAGCCTGCAGCCTCAAGGCGGATCTCGTGAACCACAGATCGGCGCGTCATGTCTTCCCCAGCTCAAACACCGACCGCGCCGCTTTGGCTGGCTCGCTTGGCACCCACCTTGAGTGCCGGCCGATCCCTGTAGGCTTGGCCTTGCCGAACTTGCGCAGCTCGTCCACGTACACAGACACAGTGCCAGGCTTGATGCCCATCTTCTGCGCAATCTCCCCGCGGCTGATGCCTCGCGGGTTTGCCCGGATCAGCTCTAGGCACTGGTCTACTCGGTTCATGCGGGATGCCACTCGATAGCGATTGGGTTGCGGTTTTTGCTGGGCCGCACTCCCCAGATGATCTGCACGCGCGCCAGGCCTCGTGCCTCCATGCGCACGAGTTCTGCGTACACATCCTCATGCGCGCGCCCGGTGGCCTCGATGATCTCGGCCGCTGTCGCTGGGAGTAGGTCTGCGATGGTCATGGCTCTAGGTTATCGCCTCTGCGCCGGATGTGGGTAGGTGTTTTCCCTACCTTTGCCTAACTTGCGATCAAGCTGACGCCTTCGGCGCAGCTTATCCGCGTGTTGGGCGTCATTCGTCACTCGGCAGGCTGCGCCATGTGGGGCGGCGCTTGTAGCCGTGCCGGGTCAGCATCTGGCTCCGCGTTGCTGGCATGAACACGCAACCGGGCTCAGCCGGCATGGCGTGCTTCCCTCCCCACGGGCCGCTGCTTTGGCAGTGCGGCCAGTCGCGCACCTTCCACGCGCGGCAGTTGAAGCAGCATCGCAACTCGGCAGGCGGGAAGGCTGCGCGCTCCGGCTCCAGCCGCCCAACCCCTCGCTCAACCGGAGCCCCAACAGCGGGCATCTGGTCGGCGTCTGTCTGTGCGTTGTCGTTACTCATGCGGTCCTCGCGCTGTTGTGTCCCGGTTAGCTCGAACGTTAGGCATCACCCAACGCTCCTAAGCCGCTGCCTCAGCTCTCGCATCTTGCGCGCCTCCTCCTCGGTAGGCCCGCGCGTCACCTGCGTTCGCAAGCGCTCCAGCTCGCCTGTGCCTCGCGCCTGCCGGTGTATTTCCTTGTCCTTCAGAGGCCAGACATCGCGCCAGCACTTCATCGTGCTTTGGTCTAGGGATGCGTTCGGGTCGTGCCCGGCATCCTTGATCCTCTGCAATTCAAACAGGATCAGCGTCGCAGCTCTCACGGTCAGCGGGGCCTTGATCTTCTTGCGCATCTCCACGAAGCCGGCCCAGGCCTCGGGGTCTATGTATGCGGGGAGGGGGAAACTCATGTGCGCCCCTTCGGCCTCATGTCGTAGCACGCCCATTCTCCGTTGCGTTTGACGTAAACCATATCTGGCTCGCCCGCAACGAACGTCGAAACCTGCTTGACGTCCTCATCCAATGCTTCCGCAATCCTAACGGCGCCTCGCATATCGGTGCAATTGTCATCGGGCAGGAACATCGCGATAACGCCCGGCTCACCGAAGCAAATACGCTCCCAGCAGCATTGCAAAACAGGGCTCCGTCTGAAGTTATCCACAGGCTCGAATTCCTTTCTTGCCATAGATTCTGCAAGGGTGATCGCTACGGATCGGCCCTCGCCCGGGGGATGCTTTGGGCTGTGTCTACGCGGACTCAATTTATTGACCACCGCGCGCGGTACCGGCTGACCGGGTTTGAGAGACACAGCCCAAAGAACCCTCCCCAGCGCACCCAGGAGGCAGCGATTCAATCGGCGGGGCGTTGCTATCACCACTCGGCCCCCGCTTGCCCGGCTCCCTCGCTGACAGGGCCGGCCGGTCGCGCAGGGTGAACCGCGCGCCGGGTGTGTACTCTTCCGTTCAGCCCATACAGGCCCAGCTCTATCGCGCGGAGTGCGGTCACCAGACGAACGAAGGCCCCGGGTCTCCGTTCCCCCACTGCTGCCACAGTGGTCCGCACTTAAGCGGGCGAAACGGAAGCCCGGGGCCTCTGATTCTTCCATCGTGGCAGCGATGACGCCACAATTATGTGGCCTACCGCACGGACTCGTCAAGTGACGAATCACACACTGCGGCGGGGCGATGCTTGGCCGCGAGGGGATGGAGGGGCAAAAAAAGATCACCGATGGCTCTCCGGTTGCTTTGCCCACCACGTGCGCAACTCTCCTGGCTCGTACCACGTGTTGGACGTGTCGAGACGCTTCGTCTTCATATGCGATTGAGGGCCGCCTCGAAGATATATATAACGTGCCAGTGCCTTGGGCGTGATGCCAAATTCATCTGCCATTTCTCGAAGCGTGCGCAGCGGCTTTCGGCCGCGCCCCTTGTAGTCCAACATGCGCACGTTGGTTAGCTGCATGCCATTGCCGCGCCTAGCGTAGGTGCTCACTGCCGCCACTCCGCCGCCACCGTCAGCGGCTGCGTGCGCTGCATCGGGACCGCAATCACCCGGCCGCCGAACCCGCCCCCGAAGCTGTAGGAAACGGCGGCGTACACCGTGGGCCACTTGCTCGAGGGGTCCGTGCTGTACCCGTGCTTGGTGTTCGGGTAGCCCGTCACCAGGCCAGCAGACACAGACCACGGGCCCGAGAGCCGGTAGGTGTAGCCGAGCTGCACCGATGTCCGCTCGAGCGTGTTCCGGTAGACGCCAGCGGTCAGGCCGGACTCCGTGACGACGTACACGCCGGGAGTCGCCAAGGTGCGCCGGGCGCCTTCGTTCATGTCGCCCAGGTGCGTGGACACGAGGAAAACGCCGATGACGGCTAGGTCAAGCATCGCCGGCCTCCAGTTGAATCTGCACCTCCTCGGCCATGCCGTAGCTGACGTGGCCGGCCGGCTTGTACGTGACAAGCGCCGACATCTTCTCCCCGCCCTTCGCCACGGCTCCGAGAAGCAGCTTCTCCCACTGGTCTTCAGGCGTCAGGAACAGGCGGCACATGCCGTTTTTGAACTCAGCGACAACCTTCATTGCTTCCTCTCACGGTAGTTCAGACACACCCACCGCCCGCCCTGCTCAACCCGTATCTCAGGGATGATCGGCACCACAGTCCGCGGCCCGGTCACAGGCAGCAGCCGCGCGCACTTGGCGCATTCTGGGAAGAGGTGGAGGCGTCCGGTGCAGTCCATGGCCGCTAGTGTCGCAAAGCGTTAGCGCGTTGTCACCTAGGGAAAACCACTAGGCGCAGCGGGCGCTTGGTGGGTGATGATGCGAACGATGGACAAAGACCAATCAGACCGCATCCGCGCGGAAGCGCAGTTCACCGCCGGCTATCTCGTGTGGCTCGCAGACAAGCTGCACACGCGAGATGCCAACATCTGCGCGGCAGCGGCCGAGGCGCTGCGCTGGGTGGCAGAGGGGGTTAGGGTAAGTCCCTATAGCCAATCGGACGACGATGGTCGATGATTCACCCATGAACATGCACACCGCCTACCAGATCGCCACTTGCGATCACCTGCCGCCCCCGCACAAGGGCTGGGGGCACGCATCCGAAGACGAGTTGCGCGCGCTGCAAGATGCCGCCCGCGCTTATGACGCAACGGGCAGCGTCATGCCCGAGGGAGGGTTGACGCGCGCCGAGGAGTGGGCACTCGAATTTGCGGGGTGGGGCCAATGAAAACGCTATCCCCATTCCTCGCCTACCCGGGCGAACGGCGCGTCACCGTCGATGGCATCGAAGTGACCTACGAATACGAACCGGCCGACCGTGACACGGGCCTGCCGGAGGTGTACCTCCTGGCGGCCGTCAATATCGGCGGGCGCTGGTTCTCGTATGACGCCTTCGCCGAAGACTTCTGGATTGCGCTGGAGGATGCCATTCCGGCCGCCATCGAAGAGGGGAACGAGCCTTGACCTGGAACCTGCATGCAATGCGCGACCTGAACCGCGCCGACCCCTTGGGCGAACTCGGCCCGCGCGTCGAGCGCAAGCCCGAGCCGCCGCCTGCCGAGCCTGATCCGGTTGGCATCATCACCGATGCCGATGGCAAGATGCGGACGAACCTGCCGCTGCCTGGCGATCTTGGCGTGCCGGTGTGGCCGTTCCCGTCGAAGCCTATCGACGATGGATGCGAAGGGCTGCCGGCGGAATTCCTCCCTGTTCCTGGTGGCGGGACGACGCTGTACAAGTTGCCGCCGATCAAGGTTGGAGATCGCGTGCGGGCAATCAGCGACTACTGGTCTTCTGATGTGCGCAGCCGCGAATACGTTATCGACAATCTGTCCGAAGAGTGGCTAACAGCCGGCGATGTGACTGGCATGCGCCCAATCATCATTGTCTATATCGACAGCGAGGGCGATCTGTGGGAGCGCGCATGAGCGGCCACGACATCGCGGACAAGCCGCACGAGACGACGCATGAGATGGTTTGGGACATGGGAGATACCGCGCACATGGCCGGAGAAGGCAGGAAACCCCTGCCGCCCTCTCATGTGCATCGCGAGCACATCACGGCAAGCGTCGATGGCAGCCTGCGCGGTATCCCTCATGTCTCAGAGTGCCGCGGCTCGTGCGGTCAGAAGCCGCCGTGCAGCAACTGCGCCGACGTGCGCATACCCGTGCAGTGGACGCGCTGGCCGAACGTCAAGCCGCGCGAGGTGCCGGCGACCGAGCGGCGGCAGGGGCCGCGGGTGAGCCGGTTCAACGATTTGGAGCAGACGCGATGAACCTCAGCGCGCGAATCATGAACCTGGCAGCAAAGCCGAGCGGCCTAGAGGACTCGGCGGCGCACATATACCGCATCGGCTACCGCGACGCCCGCCACGCAGCCGCAGATCTTGCGGCAGAGGCAGACGCGATCCGCGATGAGCTGGTAGCGGCGCTGGAGTCCGCGCGCATCAGCCTAGGTGCGCTCTACATGCGCGACCCGGTTGCGATCGGACCGACCATCACCGGCATTGACGCAGCCCTTGCCAGCGCGAGATTACAAAAATGACCCGCAACCTCGAAATTGCAAAGGTCTACCTGCGCACCCGCATGCGCAAAGAGCGCCCCGAGCTGCTCCCGATGCTGGCCGACGTGCTCGCGCTGGTGGAGCTTGCCACGCGCAAGCCTGAGCCAATCACGGTGCCGAGGTTGTCTCGGCCATTCGCGCCTACCGAGTTCGCCGGCCGGTCTGTGCGAGGGGATACGCTGCCGGCTACGCTGATGGGGCCGCTATGAGCCCGATCTCCTGGCTCGTCGAATTCTTCCGCGGCGCGCACCCGGCCGAGCTGCTGGCGCTTGGTGTCGCCGTCTTCTGGTCGCTGTCGCTGATGTTCGGGTAAACACCGATTCACACATGGCACCCAGCGGCGCACACTTGCTCATCACTCAGGAGCGCCCATGGACCACGTAGGCTACGAATCCGCCCAATCCGAGCTGTCCGCAGCTTGGCGCGAGTCCGATCACGGTCCGCTGGAGCAGATGCACCGTGATGTTGAGCCAGCGGCATGGTTTGCCGCTGGCGTCATCCTAATCTCGATTGTCGCGGCCGTTAGTTTGGTCGCGTGGAGGTTTGCGTGACCCCATACATCCCCGCCGGCTGCGATCAACAAGGCCGCCAGCGCAGCGGGTGCCGCGCAGACTTTCGTGACACCTCGCCGTACTTCGTGCATCGCGCGCCGGCATCCCCGGCCATCTGGGGGCCTGACAACGTAGGCAGGTTCTACCGGCCCGAGCCCACACGTACGATTGCCGAGCGCGTGCGCGACTTCTTCAAGCATGCGTGGCACGGATGAGCAAGAGCAACCCCATGCACCACGGCCCGGAGCCTGGTGCGGACTACTGGAGAGACGATGACAGAACCGACCGGGCTTGCACTTCTCAGGCAGCCTTTCCCGCCACATCAGATCAGCTACCTGCCCAAGGGCGGCGTAAAGCTGGCCTACGTGGGCCACGCAGCGCTGACGGATCGGCTGCTGGACGCAGATCCGAACTGGACGTGGGAGCCGCTGGCGATCAACAAGGAATCCGGCCTGCCAGTCATTGACGAGATGGGCGGGCTTTGGATTCGCCTGACAGTGTGTGGAGTAACCCGCCTTGGCTACGGTGATGCGGGCGAGAAGTCGGGCCCGAACGCCATCAAGGAAGCCATCGGCGACGCGCTGCGCAACGCCGCCATGCGATTCGGCGCCGCGCTGGACCTGTGGCACAAAGGCGACCTACACAAGGACGAGGACGAGCCGAAGTCGCAAGGCGCCGCTCAGAACGGCACAGAGGCCAACCGGCAAGCGCTGGGCGGGCTCCAGCCGGAGACGCAGGATGCCCTGCGCCGCGCCGTGCCGGCCATCGTTGCCGCCGCGAAGGAAAGCCCGACGCAGGCCAAGTTTCTGGCCGAGAGCACAGCGGCAGAGATCGAGCACGACGACCCAAATATCATCCGCATGGCGCTATGGGCGCTGCTTGATTCCAAGACTCGCGCCGCGATCAAGGCCGCGAAGTGAACTCTCGCCTATCGCCCGCCGCTCGCGCCCATCTGGCTCGAGTCAAAGAGCTGCAATGCAGCGTCTGCGACGCTGCCGGCCCGAGTGACGCGCACCACATACGGCAGGGGCTGCACTTCACCTGCATCGCCCTGTGCAAAGAGTGCCACCAGGGGCCGACGATGGGGTGGCATGGTCAGCGCCGGGCGTGGGCGGTTCGCAAGATGGACGAACTTGACGCGCTAGACGTGACGCTATGGAGGCTGCACCGATGAGGCGCTTCTATCTTCGTCACGAGCAAGCCCGCCGCAACGCAATCAGCGAGGTAGCGCGCGCCCCGGATGGATACTGCGTCACCGTGTCAGAGCCGTCGCGTTCGCTGGACCAGAATGCCGCACAGTGGCCTATTCTTGAGGCATTCAGCGCGCAGCTCGAATGGCCTGTTAACGGCAAGATGGTCAAGCTGACGCCCGAAGAGTGGAAGGACATCCTAACCGCCGCGTTCAAGGGTGAACGCGTGCGGCTGGCGCAGGGACTTGATGGCGGAATCGTCATGCTCGGGCTGCGCACAAGCAAGATGACGAAGAAGACCTTCAGCGAGTGGCTGGAATTCCTACACGCCACTGCGGCCGCGCGTGGCGTGGACGTTTACGCATGAGCATCGTTCGCATCGACATCCCCGAGAGCCACACACACGGATGGCAGGCGCGCGCCTACGTCACCAAGACGCACAAGCTCACGCGGTTCATCAGCGGCAGCCGCCATGGCAAAGCTCGAGGATGGCACACGGCGCTATGGCACGAGCACCGGCTCAAGGCCAAGGCGCGTCGTCTTCGGCTACTACAGCAACCATTCGGGCCACTCCGCCTTCGACCTGGGTCGCCCTAAGCTCGCAGTGCGTCCGGTCGCCAAGGATAAGCATGTGATGCCGCGCATGTGGCGGTCCATAGCTGACGATGGCGCCCACGATGTCCCCGGGCTCCGGGTCGCCATGAAATTCACGCTCACCGGGCAAGAATTTCATGTGTCCTTCACCTTGCGGAAGTGGGCGGCCGGGATGTCTCCGCGCTGGCCGTCGAGGAACGAAACCATGATCCAGCCGGGCACTGCAACCCAGCATCCACGGATTGTCTTCTCGCCTCGCTGATACACGGCAAGTCTTGCGGAGTCCTCGCACGGCCCTGCCTCATCGTGCAGGGTGACGAATGCGCCCTCGGTGTCTGGGCCGGCAATCAGGATAGGAGCCGGGAGTGCAGCCACAGGGGCCACAAGTGCAGCGATAGCGAGAACGGCGCGCATGGCGTCTCCTGTCTAGACCTGGACTATCTGCCCCCGAAAGTCCACGGATGAATCATCGACCACGCGGACTATCTCCGGGGTCAACAGGGCGCCTTTGTGATAGGTGAGAACCGCAAACCCGGAACGATGGTTCTTCGGGTTGTCCTCGGAGTAGTCAACGAACTGGTCACCGTTCGGGTCCGCCAGTGTTCCCGTATCCACGCCCCAGCGCGTGCCGGCGTAGTCTGTGAACGGGGTTACCTTGAGCGAGTGCAGGTGCCCGGTGACGATGGTCTTTCCGGACCAAAGAGTGTTGTTGTGGGTGGCGTGAATCCCGCCCTTGAATCGGTGCTTGATCACGGTGCAGCCGTTGACGAACAGGGACCAGCACGGCGCCCACTTGGGAAACTTGTCCTTGAGGTGGAACCCGTTCAATCCCTCGAACTCCGGCGCCACCTGGGCCAGACGCGTCTCGAAGCGCGCGTCATGGTTCCCCAGCGGCCAGTAAAGACGGGCCTTGCCGGCGCTATCTTCAATCTCCGTCAGGCGCTCGGTGCAAGCCTTGATCTCCTCTTTGACGCTCGGTTTTGAGTCCCAGCCGATGCGCGGATAGCGGGAAATTGATGCGCCATCGAACGCATCCCCGTTGCACACGATTGCCGCTGGCTTCATGTTCTCCGCGAACAGAAGTAGCGCCCGGAAGGCTGCGGAGCGGATGCCAGGCCAGAAGTGCGCATCCGAGAACACCAGAACCGTGCCGTTGCGTATCTCGGCGTGAAGGCGCGGCTTGTGCTCTCTCGGGGATAGCGCCGCGTAGCGCAGGGCCATGTCTGGGCGCTTGGTGTCCGCCGACAGCCCCAGGGCCACCCCTAGGCGCTGCTCTATTCTCCGGCGCCTGCGCAGGATCTCTCGCACGGTTAGGCCGGTCCTTCTGGACACCTCCGCCGCAGCTCCGCCGCATGCGTGCCACAGCTCCACAAACTCAGCTTCTGGCATCGCCGGGCTTGGCATCAGATGTCCCCTAGCAGCCGCTCTAGCTTGTTGATCACGGCATGCTCCGACGCCTGCAGGTCCTCAGCCAGCGTGCGCGGGTCCTTCGCCGACTCGATCAGCGGGTGCAGCAGGACGTGTAGCAGCTCGTGCAGCGCCGTCGCGGCCAGCGACTCCACCGAGACCTTCTCAGCCTTCCAGTTGCGACTGAGGCGGCACCGAACCTGCTTCTGCGGCCAATCCCACTTGTCCATGCATGCTAAAGCTCCAGGCTTTGGCAGCATTGAGTGCGTGATGCGCCAGTCTTGAAGACCTAGCTTCTCCTGCCAGTGATTGAGCGCGCCCCAGAATATAGCCACGTCCTCGTCGGACAGCATGTTGTCTGGCGGCTTCGGCGCCTTCACATGCCCACCTTGGGTTTGATCGTTCCAGGTTTGGGTCTGTCATCGCCCTCGGGATAGGTCTGCGCGAACAGCGTCAACATCCGCAGATTGCACATGGCGTGCGCGATGTGCGGCAGCCCGCTCTCTGGATCCACCTCTTCCCCGGCCTGCCACGCGGACAGATGGCGCATGGCGCACGCGAACGGCACCGACCACGGCATGCCCTTGGCCCAGTTCCAAGCCGCGTACTTCTTGGCCCCGTACATCCAGACGCGGACTTCATCTTCAAGCGTCGCCAGAGGCAGCAGCGAGAAATCCGGCTTGCCTTCGTTGGATCGCGCGCCAGATCCGCGTTCCGTGCTGTTCACGTCGCCGATTGGCACAGCTTCTCCACGGTCGTGATTGCGAGCCCGAGACGGTGCGCAACCTGTAATTCCAGATGAGCGCCCTTGCTGCCCTCCCACCCTTGCAGAAGAGCTAGGGTGTCGCAGTCACACAGGGCCTTGATGTCGGCGCGCAGGCACTGCTCCCACGTCATCGACGTATCGGGGTTCACCTCGGCCGGGCTGACCACATCGAAGCCGCGAGCGCGCAACTCAGCGGCGGCGGCATGGAACGCGGGGAAGTTGAAGTCCGCGATGCCTGTCATCGGGCCAGATATGTAGACCTTCATGGCCCCCTCATCACATCGGCGACGGTCTTAGCGATCCCGTACAAGCCGACAAGAGCCCCGAAAGCCGCAGACACAACCGCGAGGCAGACAATCCCCGGCACCGCAGCGATGCCGACCATTAACAGCTTGGTCGCCTTGCCCACGCCCTTAGTGTAGGGCAGCGGATAATCGACGACTGGCGCGCTAGGTATTGCGGCGCCGTGCAGTATTGCGCGCCTAATCGAGAACTTACATGCTACGGGCGATATTCGTCATTTATCGCGCTAGGGCGATGCTTGACAGCCGGCTAGTCGCGCGTCAAGCCTTCCAGCGACTCCCTCGCCCTCTTCAAGTAGTCGCGCACTCTCTGCGACCAAGCCTGATAAAACGCGGATTCGCTCTGCGTCGTGCTCGCTGGCTTGCTCACTGGCGCGGACACGGGAGGCGAGGTCGCGCACCCTGTCAGCATCCACGCGAGCAGCGGCGGCAGTAGCGCGCGCCTCGGCCAACTTGCGCTCGGTGAGTTGCGAAGCCTCATCAGCACGCTCGATTTGCCTAGCTTTTGCAACACTGGCGGCCCTTTCGCGCTCAAGGTCTGCGCGCACCGCGGAGTAGTCCCGCACCTTCCACCCGCTGGCGAAGCATGCGCCGGCCACGGCCAGCGCAGCGCCGAGCTTTAGGTAGGCGATCAACCATAGCTCCCGACGTGCCCGCGCTCCAGGTCCTCATCTGCCGCGATCTGCGCCAGCACTGGCGCGAGGTAGTCTGACGCGAGCCAGGCAAGGAAGGCGGCTAGAGAGTCTGCCGGGACCATTTTCGTGAAGTCACGAAAATGGTCAACCGCGCCGCTTGTCATCGAACTCTTTGGCCGCAGACTCCACCGCCGCCAGCTCATCGGCGCGGTTGCGGCTCAGCCAGCGATAACCGAGAGCGCCAGCGACGAACATCACGACGCCGAACAACAGGGTGAACAGGCCCGAAGCCTGCTGGGGGTTGAAGCATTCCATGATCTCTCCTTATGGGTAGCTAGCTCGCGCCAGCTCAAAATGGGGGCCGTCAACTAGAGACTTAGTGCCGGCCGCGCGACATCTCGCAGTGTACGCCGCCACCGCTTGGGCGATAGCGTCCTCGGTTTGACCTAGCGCAGTCAGCGGTTCCCAGCATCCGCCCCACACAACAGGGATCTGCGTCCGCACCACGGCATCACGCATCGCCAGCGCCAGCCGGTAGTAAAGCTCCAACTTCCACTGCACGCGCCCGGGGCCGCCGATAGTGGCCGCGAGGTCAACCGCATGGCCGGTCAGGTGCCGACTGTTCATCGTCAGGCTCGCGCCGCTGGCGAAAAGCTCCTTCTGCCGCGCCATCGTGCGCTTCCCCTCGGTCACGGAGAAGGACACGCCGTCTAGCGGGGTCATCGCATACGCCTCGCGCACCACGCACACGAGGTCAGGATGCACGCCGGCTAGGCGGGATTCGCTGCGCGGGTCTAGCGTCACTTTGTCGTCACCTCGAAGTCTAGCGGCTCGGTTTCCGCCCGCAGCCGCACCAGCCCCACAGACACGCGGCGGATGCACCGATCCACCACGTCTACGGCAAGCATGTTTGGTTGCTCGCGGTTCAAGTAGAACGCGCGCAGCTCCCGCAGCGGCATGAGCACTGACACCACCTCCTGCACCGTCAGCAAATCCTCGGCCGATGGTTTGTGCAGCGGGGCTAGGCCTGCCATGCTATGGCTTCTCTTGCGTGCGCTCGCGCCAGGTCTGGATGCCGCCGATTGTAGCTAGCGTGGTCGTCCCAGACATCAGGATCTCCCACGGCACGATAGGCGGCACCGGCAGACCATGCCCAGTGAACGCGGTCACAAGAGTGGTGCCCCACGACAGCAGAGGCCACGCGCAAAGCTGATAGCCGTAGGCGTACAGGATCACGAGGGCAACGCCTCGTTTCCAGTCTTCAACCGCAAGAGCGGCAAGCATCTTGGTCATAGCTTTGCATTGTCGGTAGTGGGCGGCGGATCCTTGCGTGCCAATCTCTCGGCCTCGCGCTTACTATCCCGGCGCCATTTCCAGATAAGGTATCCGCATTGCAGCCCGATGAACACGATACCGGCTAAGGCCGCCCATTTCTCAATGGACACGCCGAGCAGCCACGTCGTGATCACCGCCCACGACGGAATCGAGGCCGTGCCTTGTACTAGCGCCTCGTGCTTCGTTTCCGGGTTCACGACTCACCCCATGAAGAAAGCGCCGCTGCCAGCCGCAGCGCCTGGCGCCGCAGAAACGACAGCATCAGTCGTTGACGCCGAGCCGACGGCGCGGGCCAGCGCAGCCTGCGCCACGGACCATCCGGCAAGAGCCGGGCCAAAGCCGATCTTGCCCATCGCCCATAGGGCAATGCCGGCGAGGACGGTCTGGGCAACGCCATTGCCAAGCTTGGGAAGGAAGTCTTTCATCGTCCGCTCCTTAGATGTAAGGCGACTGCGCGCCCACTTGGTTCCAGTTCGTTCCGTCATAGCTAAAACGGATCGTCGAACGCTTGCTGGCCGTGTTGCCCGTGTCGGACCACGAAACCTTGAACACGGCGTTCCATGCGAGAGTGCGACCACCCGTGCCGTCTTGGATGATCAGGTAGGTGATCTCCTGCCCAATGCTTGCATTGGTCGGCGCGCCCATCGTGCGGTTTCCTCCTAGGGTCACCGCGAACTCTGTGCCGGTCGTGGCATTGGTGGCGATGGTTGCCGCATCCGTCAACGTCTTGCGCAATGGCGTGTGCCGGTGTAGCTGCCCGCTACCCGAGATGTTGATAACCGGCATGACACCGGCCCCGGTGAGGTTCACGATTGCGGTATCCGCCACCGCCAGGTTTGTTATCCAGTCGCCGTCGCTGCGCACAGAATCCACGGTCATGATTGACGTGCCGCCCACATAGATAGCAGCGCCAGCGCCGGCAAAGCCAGTCTCGGCCGTGTTCGTCATGCCGTAGACACCGCCATAGCTGGCGCCCATGAACAACACGCCGTGATCGACGCTGCCCACGTCCGATTCGATGTGGCCGCCGTAGACATAGACGCCCTCGCAATCGATGAAATGCGCCTCCGATGTCCCGTAGTTGCCCTCCCACACGCCGCCGTAGAAGCGCAGGCCTTGGGCTCCGGTGATTTGCATGCCTCCCGACTTGGTCGAACCCACAACTCCATTGTTCTCGACTTGCAGGTTATGGAACTCCAGCGCCACAAGGTCACCGGCAACTAGCGACGCGTCTTGGTAGATGCCAGAGAATTTGTCGTCCGCCGCGTTGAACGACAGATACACATCGACAAAGCTCATAGACCACGTAGGGCTGGCGAAGTAGATGCCGGGCCCAGGGAAGCCGTGGATCCGCACGCTATCGAGCGCAGGAAAACTGCGCTGGTTGTATCCGAGGCGCAATCCGTAGGCCGTTCCCGTTGCTAGCGAGCCGTCGAACATGATGCCCTTGATGCTCAGGACGCGGCGGTTACCTGTCGTGCCGACGGCATCCACAGCAGCGCCAGAGCTGCCCGTGCGTCGGATGAAGGTCGCCGTGTAGCCAGCACCTACCCACGGGGCGCCGCGATATGTCAGTGCGCTAGCGTGGCGATAGTTGCCAGGCTGGAATCGCACGACGGTGTTGGCCACAATGCTGTTTCCATCGATCCCAAGCGTACCCACACATGCCACGGCATCAGCCGCATTGATGGCCGTTGCGCAGTCTGTCGAGTCGTCAGCGACAGCGCCCCACCACTCCGGGTAAACCTCGGCCATGCGGTTCATGACAAGCGTCCCGGTGCCGACAAAGCATTGCACTGGCGGGGCGACTGGCTCGGTCTGGTTCGTCGTGAGCGTGTACGCCGTAGTCGTGATGCGGGCGCGGTTGTCAATCCAAAGGCGCGCAGTGCTGGGGAACGTGGCGTTGGCCGCCATCGTGATGTCGTCACGCACGATCACCGTGCAGCGGCTGGAGCCGATGCCCGTCACTGCTGCCGGCAAAGTCGAGTATCGCGTCAGCACGCCATCGACAATCGCCACGATGGCGCCCCACCCAATCATGGAGTCGCCGTCCCCGGCCGTTGTCACGTTCGCCAGTTCGGAGCGCAGCGCCGCAACGCCCGTGGACGACGTTCCGGCAAGCTCCGGCTCATCGACGCGGATGGGGCCCCATACAGTCACGTCCGCCGAAGTCTTCAGCACGACATCGTATGACCCGCCCCAGTAAATCGTCGCCTCGCCGCGCGAGTCGAGGATGATCGGGTTTGCGTGCGCTACAGTCGCGCCGACATCCGTCCATGCGCTTTTGTTTGTGCTCGTGCCCGGGACGTACGTGTACAGTTTGCCCGAGGCCAGAAACGAGCCATCGGCTGCGAAAAACTGGTTCTTGCCGGCGTGGAGTGATACAGCCATGCTAGGGCCTCTCGTTGTTGCGATTCGCCGCAATCACTGGAGCGACGCGGGCCGCTGGCCCTAGGAGTTGTTCAAGTGGCGACAGCGCGCGCCCCATGAGGTATGCAGACTCTCCGACAAGACGTGGCGAAGATGCGGCAGCGAATCCGGCGGCGGCCGGGAGTTGACCCATGCCGCCCAAAGCTACCGCACCGAGTCCTCCCGTGGCGCGCTGGATACCGCGCGGCACCCAGCTATTCATCGCCTGCCCCGCGAGGGCGGGCATGAAATCGTTGCCGCCCTCGGCAATCATCAGTTTCGCCAGCTCGTCACGATACCCGTAAGACGTGTTGACGTTGTTGCGCATGAGCGATTGCAACTTGCGCATCTGCGTATCAACCGAGGCGCGCGGATTCTGCGATAGCGCCTTCTCGATCTCCGAGATCGTGCCGCTAGCTTTCGAGTAGTCACCCATCACCTTGGCGTAGGTCGGCGCCTGCGCCTGAATTGAGTCCTTCGCCGCGTTGTAGATTTTCCCTGCCACGAGCCGCGCGGTCTTGTCCTCGAATGGGATGCCTTCGAGGATGTCGCCGAGCTTCTGCTTGAGGGCATCGAAGCCCTCGGGGGTGTGGAACTCTTTGGGGTCGAGCTTGCGCCATGCCGCGACTTCATCGCTCATCTTGGCGATGGCAAGCGCCGCCGTCTGGCTCTTGACCTGAGGCGAAGCCGTGCCGCTGACGCCTCGGTACGTGACACGCTCGGCCGCGTCCGTAAGGGCCTTGTCAATGCCGCCGAAGTCCAGCATGGTTCGATCTTTGGAGATGTCGGCCATGCCGGCCCGATAGGCGGCCTGCTTACTTTGCCGCATCGCATCAAGGTTGCTCTTGGCCGCCGCTAGCACATCGTCCATTGAGGACTGGCCGCGCATCGCTTCGGTGAACTGCTGCGCCGTCTTGCCACCCTCTCTCCCGGCCCGCACAGCTTGCGATATGGCCGCATCGCCTACGCCAGTTGTCGCGCCAAGGGCCTGCTTTGCGATTCCCGCCGCCCCTTGAACAATCTTGCCAGCAACAGGTATTGCGGCGCCGACCATGGCGCCGGTGCCTGCTTCGTCAGGGTTGACCATTCCAGCCGATAGGCCGCCACCGATGGCGCCACCTAGAGCGCGCAGGCCAAGGTCTGCAACCGCGCCGCCAGGCGCAGCGCCGGTAGATATGCCGCCCGACGTAATGGCCTGACCAAGGCGCGGCGCCACAGCGCCCACAGCGCCGCCGAGCGCGTTCACTGCGGGCGCGGTAGAAACGATGTTGCCAACCACGCGCCCGGCCTGCGGCAACACTTGCCCCGAAGTGGCGGCATCAAACTCCGCGCGGCCGGCTTGGTTCATGGCCCGCACCCGCTCGGCCTCCTCTTTGCTGCCGAACGTAGACGCGAGCGCCTGAGCCCCCGTGTCGATGATGTCCTTGACGCCGCGGGCAAGGGCCACAGGAGGCGAGCGCATCAATTCGCGTTTGAGGAAGTCGGCGCGACTCATCTGCGGCGCGGCTGCATTTGCCTGCGCAGGCGCCTGCATTTGCTGCGGCGTAGCCATCGACGCGAATTGCTGCTCCGCGAACGCCTGCACCTGATCAGGCGTGGCGTCATCAGGCGCCGTTACCTTGAATTTGGTGCCGTCCGGTGCTGTTACGCGGTAGGTCGCCACTTACTGCTCCCGCTCGATCTTCCATCCGCCCGCTGGCTTTGCAGCAGGCTTGCCGTCAAGCGGCACAGACACATCGCGCCCGCCGATCTTGCGCACGCGATCCTCGCCGAACCCGGAGTCGATCAGGTCTTGCTGGGTGGCTTCTAGCACTCTCTTGGCAATAGCCGCGCGTGTTGCGAGGTTGGCCTTGATCACCTTGGCGTTCATGCCAGGAGAGATATCCGCAGACGCCCAAGAGCGCTTCTCGCCCTCAGTGAGGGAGGCGCCAAACATTGCATGCCTCTCGACAAGCTCGGCCATCTTGCGATAGTTCTTCCACCACTGCACGGAGTCCGTGTCGCTGCCTAGAACGCTCTTTGCGGACAATGAAGCGTCAGCACCCAAACCAAGGATGCCCTTGCTCGCGAAGTCATCCTTGAAACCGGCAGACAGAGAATCAAGCGTCGTTGCATTTGTTCTTGCCTCGACCAGCGACTGGCGCTCCTTCGCTGGCAGCGGCTTTTCGGTCTCAGGCTTGCGCCCGGTCAGATTCGCGTCAGGCTTGTACTGCGCCGCAAGCGCAATCATCTTTTCGCGCCGCCCGCCGGCCGTTGCGATGTCGTTTGGCACGATGGAGCCCGAGGCCAGCCCCTTGACGATGGTTTGATCGGCCGGCGACAGGGTGGCCAGGAGCGCGTCTCCGGTCAGCCCAGAAGATGCAACGCCGCCACCTCCTCCGCCCCCCCCGCCGCCGCCATGTCCGCCTCCTCCGCCGCCGCCATGCGGCCGGATCGCCGCCTTGGCAAGGCCGGTCTTCACTGCAACCAATGGCTCGTTCGGGACAAAAGTGCCATCGGGGCCGGGAACCATCAGTTGATTTGCCTGCGTGCTCGCAGCCGCCCCCGCCTCGCGCGCCGCCCTGATCTGCTCAAGCGCCGACATGCCGCCCTGAAGCGCCTTCGACTTCCACTCGCCCAGACCCTGCGGCCCCATCTTCTGAAGCGCCGCCATGCCGGCCTGCGCCTCTTGCATGCTCATCACGCCAGCGGTCACGGCGCCGTTCAGCCAGCGCTGCGCGCCGTCCATGTCAGCAACCGGGCCGAGTTGCTGAATGTAGAACTCATGCGCCTTGATGCGAGTTGCGGTGTCGTCCTTCTTCGCTTTCGACCCGCGCGCAGCAATCTCAGATTCCTTGTCGCGCGCCGCGATCATCGCCTTCTGGATAGCCTCGCCCTTGGCGTACAGGTTCGGATTCGTCGAGCCCATGAGCAACTGCGCCGCGCGAGTCTGATCCCCGCCGGCCTGGCCCATGAGCCGGGCATATGCGGCGCGCTCCTCCTCAGCGGCTTTCACTCCCCGCTGATACTCGTCATTCTTCATCTGGCCGAGCGCGCGGTCCTGCTTCAGCCCGAGGAGCTTCTCATACTCGGTGTCATAGTCGTTGACCGACTTGACCCCGCGCCCCGAGAGGTCGTAGATGCTGGTATCGACTGCCATGATCAGCCGCCCATGTAGTAGGGGTCAGATGCGGCGTCACTTGTCCATCCTGGTTGGCCGGCGTAACCACCAGATGACCCCTGCCGCCTGCCGTACATCGACAGACCCTGATTAATCATGTTGCCGTAAATGTTGCCGCGAGTGATCGCGCCAGCGCCCATTGCGTTGCCGGCCCCAATCATGTTGTTGCCTGCCATCTGCCCGAACGCTTGGCCCGCGTTGTTCGTCTGCTGCGTCGCAGTCTGGCCGATGCCCGCAAGAGCCGAGAGTCTGCCCCAGCGGTTGCCGAAATCAGCCTGGCGACGGTTCCACGCGTCTCCGTATCGCGTCGTCGCATAGTCGCTATTGAACCGGGCAGCGTTCTTCAGCGCCGCGCCAGACAATGCCATGCCGCGCGCAGCCGCCGAACCTTCGATTCCGCGCATGCCCTGAAGTCGCCCGAACTCATATCCGGGCTCGTTGAGCACGTCCTCGGCAGTCATGGACGGGCCGCCGCGCATGCCCATCAAGTCGCCTAGGGCGGCATATCCAGCGCCGCGATATGGGGCTTGGTCGTCGCGGATCTGGTTGAAGATGCGCTCTTGCAGTGCCGTTGCATCACGCGCGGCGCCAGTCTGCGCATCCTGTGCCCGCCCCGCCTGATACGCTTGCAGCGCGCCAGCCCCAAGTTGTGCCCAATCAAACCAACCCATTCCAGCACCCCCAGCGGCGCCTGCCGCACCAGCCGCACTACCTGCCGCCGAGGCGCCACCAGCAGCGCCACCGGCCGCCGCACCAGTCGCTCCGACCTCTCCTGCGCCACCAAGTGCCCCGGCCGCCTCAGCCGATCCGATGCCGCCAGCACCGCCGCCATAGGCACCATACAAAGCACCGCCGGCAGCCATTGCCGCCATGGGGCCGAATGTCTCGGCAGTGTCTCGCCAGCGCTCGCCGGACGACACCTGCCGCGTCGGCGTCGGGTCGCCCTCCATGACAAATCCACCATCTGGCGCGCGGCGATAAACAACGTCAAGCGTGTCGTATTTGTGCCCGCCAGGAGCCTGCATCGTCACGACAACGCGACCATCCCCAAGGTCTTGCACGTTCCCGTACTTCGATTGCAGGCCGTTTGCGTTCAGCAGCTGCTGCAACTCGTCGCCGATGTACGCACTCGGGCCGAAGTTCTGCACCCCAGACTCCCCCTCGTGGGAGAAGCCTTGGTCAAACCCAATTGCGCCGCCGCTCAGGGATCGGATTGCTGCGTAAGGATCTGAGGCCATCAATCATCCCCACGCCGACGCGCCGGCCGGCAGGTTCTCGAACGGCGCATAGCCGGTGTTAATAGTTAGTCCACGGGTGCCGGCCGAGCCTGTGTCAGTGCCCCACATCGGGAACCAGTCTCCACTGAGCCCCGTGTATGCCGTGCCTTGACTTGTCATCACGCCCAACACCTTTAGCCAGAAAATCAGTGCTCCAGCGCTCACCTCGACGCCGACAACGTCACTAATGGCGCCCCACGGGGATCCGTAGGCAGTCCCGGCAGCGCTCACGTACTTTTGACCGCTGGCGCCCCAATAGCCGCGCCCGTTGCCGTCAAACCCCGGGTATTTTGACAGGTCCGCCGTCGATTGTCCGATTCCGATCATCTGGCTGCCGTCGGCAGAGAAACCGCCGCCGCCCTGCGGAGTGACCTCAAAATACCAGTGCCCAGACACATCACGCGACGTTATGGCCCTCACGGCACCCTGAGCCGGGTTCGTCACCGCGCACGAGAGATTCGAGTTTGTTAGCGCCACGTCAGCGTCCTTGTCGCCGGGGTTCCACCCGAACCCGGTCAGCGAAAGAGACTGAGGCCCCCAGGTCCACATCACGCATACGCCCGAGTCAGCGCGCACTCGATCACGTCATCGGCGGCGAAATATTGCCCGATGATGCGATCCACAGATCCGGCGGCCGTAGATAGCGTGGACGAACCGGAGAACCGGAACTTGGAGCCATAGGAAAGCGTCCGCGAGCCGGTGCCGTCCTGCTTGATGCGCCAGTTGTAAATGCCGCCGTCGCGCATGTTTGTCGGGTTTGCGAGGGTCCGATTGCCACCAAGCGTCACCGAGAAGTGATTGCTAAGGCCCGCGTCTGTGGCAATGGTGGTGTCGTCAGTCAAAGCCTGAAACGCTACGGTCTGAGCGCCAGTGAAGCTATTGCCACCGGCCAGCTTCGCATACGGTAGCAGCGCCGCAGCAATGGCCGCCGTTTGCTCCGCCTCGGTTGGGTAGTCCTCCAGTGTCGTGGCCAAGGTCGCCGCCGTCACGTATCCAGTCAGGTCTACGGCATCCCCCCCGGTCCTGAGCCAAAGCTCTAGCCAGAAGCGCAGGCCCTCGCGCGTCATCCTCCCCTGCGGGTCAATGACCGCAACGGATTGATGCGGGAACGCGACGTTGACGGTAGCCATTACCCGACGTACGCCCCGGTGATACAGACCTTGACCGGCTCGGCAATCTTCACCTCGAACACCTCGCGCCGCCCTCCGCCAACGCGGTTCCAGCGCACGCGCGTGCCGTATTCGCCAATGCGCCCAAGGGGCGCCGATAGCTCAGGGCTCCATGTGTTGCCGCCATCTTTGGAGTATTTAAGCGTTGCGACAGGATTTGCACCAGCGGTCACCGTCGTGAGAGATGAGCCGTTGTAACTAGACACCACCGACGTGCCGCCACCGTCCAATCCAACGCCGGAGTCCATGTCGATCTGGAAAGACTTGTTCCGCAGGATCTCTAGGCCCTCTTGATATACCGGCATGCGCCGAATCCTCGGGATCAGCGTCGAAATGGCATCCACATAACGGTCTAGCCGCAACTCGACTACAGGGGCGACGATGCTGTACTTGGCGCGCCAGTAGCCGGCCAGGTTCTTCCCTGAAAAGTACATGTGCGTCGAGTAGTTCAGCCGCTCCAGTTCGCCAGTCTCGAAATTCAGCGACGCGCGCTGATGCCACTCTCCGGTAGAGAGGTCATAGCACCATGTCTCGTTTCCAGATGGCGACGAGAGCACGTAGAACGCGTGCCCCTCTTGCTTGTAAAAAAACGCCCAGGCGTCGCTGAACGTCGGCCACTGCGAAATGGCGTAACTGATGGCCGGCGTGCTGATGAGTTGCGGCTGATAGCCGTTCAGCATCCACACATTGGCGCCCCCGTCCTGAGACGCGCCAAGCCAGCACACGGTGTTGCCGCAAGACACCGCAGAATCCTTTGCCGCCAACCCCTCCTCGATGAATGCACCTTGCACGCGAGACATGGGGAAGTCGGCGTTCCCTGTCACGTACCAGACTTCGACCGTGCTTGTGCCGAATAGCAGCGCCTCGCGGTTGTGGACCACGACGCGCCTAAGGTTGTCGGGTGCGCCCTCGGCGGTTGCAAAGTCGAGTGCGTCAATCGTCGTCGAGTATTGCCCGGAGACATAGAAGCGCCCAGAGTCTGCGTCGGTCAGGATGAAATAGCCATCGATGAAGTCTACTGAAGAGACATTGCCGCGCACGACGGACATCGTTGATCCGTATGGTGACGTAAGCGTGATGCCGAACAACGTTCCGCCACTAGCGACGAGGATATTTGAGCCGTCAAAGGCGATGCTGGCCGGCAATCGGTCATCGGTCAGGCCGTAGAAGATAGAGATTGTCGGAAGCGACGTGCTTGATGCCCCGACAATGAATAGCTGCGTGCCGGAAACAATGGCGGCGCGTTCCTCGTTCAGCACCGCCATCGCGCGGATGCCAGCCCCGGACTCCTCCGATCCCGCCGAAGACGCCACGACATCACCGGGCGTGCCCACGAGCATTGCGGGCGCCTTGCCCTTGCCTGGCTCGATGTACATGTTCACCAGCCGCTGCGACGAGTAGTTCGTGGAGCGGCTGCCATACGTCGAGCCAACGAAACCGGGGAGCGGCCTCACATGTACCCCGACAGGAATGCCTCTTTCGCCCCGGCGTTGCGCTCGCCAGTGTCAAGCTGCGGCACGGTGAAATTGGCCCGCTTCACGAGCCGCAGCGAGCTGTGAGCCTGCGACATCAGGAAAGGCGACACCTGCTGCCCGAAATGCGCCGACACCTCGACAGTGAGATTGAGCACAAACGCCCGCTTGTAGCCCTGCGGAAACGTGTAGTCCGTCGTCAGGTCTGCAAACGCTGTGAACTGCGTCAAGACGGGGTGATGAACAACCACCGACGCCCCGGGGGCTGGGTAGTAGCGGATCGTGCCCGTCGAGGCGCCAGGATCGTAGAAAAACACCCGCGGCACATGCCCGCCCAGCGTCTTGATGCGGATCTCGTTGTATTCCGACTCGTCGATCTGGTCCATGGGGTAGTCCACCCCATCGGCAGTGACGTATGAGCCGCGCTCGATCCGAACGGGGCGCGTTACGTTGATGTTCTGGCTCGGCCCGATGGTGAGCGAGGTAGACCCACCCGATAGCGTCGCACTCGCGTCCGTCGTCGTGTAGTGCGTCAGGCTCGGCAGGTTCCACGCATCAACAAGCGTGTTGAGAATGGTCCGGCACGTCTCGGCATCGTCGGAATTGGCGGTTTCGCCAGCCGACAGAATGCCGAGGTGCCCTAGAGACTCAGTGAGGATCTCGGTTGCCGTGGTCACGACTCATACAGCACGTTCACCGTACCCGTGCCGCCGTTCAGGTCGAAAAACAGGCCGCCATCGCACGAGATGCCGTCAGACAGGTACTTCGTCGCCCCGGCCGCCGTGCCAGACGGGATCGAATCGACGATCTGCCCCGATGCGCTCGTGCCCTTGCGAATCAGGATCGCGGCGGTGGCTACTGCGGTCGTCACGGTGTACCCGTGATAGACCACCTCGCTACCGTGCGCGACCTGACCCGTGGCGGAGAAGGGCGTGGATTTGCACTTAGCCATCCTGCCCTCCTATCAGGCGGGGACGTTCGACGGCAGCGTCGGCGCCTCAGGCCGGAAGACGAGAAACGACCACGACTCGGACGCCGCATCGACCGAACCAGCCGTCGGGTTGACGAAGGTCAGCGCCAGCGTATCCGCAGCGGACACGCGAGCATTGACCACGCCGACGCCGGCCGTGTTCGTGGGCTTCTGAGAAATCACGAAGTCGCCGACCTTGAGGCCGAGAACCGTCGTGGTCTGTTCCGCCGTGGTTGCCGTCGCGACAGCGGCCGGGTTGAACGTGACCGTGATCGCGAACATGCGCGCGATGTTGCCGCGCGGGAGAATGCTGCTCATAGTGGCTCCTGTATGGAATGCCGGGGGCCGAAGCCCCCGGTGGATCATCAGCCGTAGACCACCACGCCCCACTCGGGGCGGACGACCTTGATGCCGTACAGGATGTCGAAGCGCCCGATGAAGTTGTCGTTCGTGCCGTCGTAGAACCGCACGAAGCGCAGCGACAGGCCGTCCATGTTGGCACGGTAGGACATGTCCACGCCCTTGGGCATTTCCAGGTCCGCCGTCGCAAGCACCGTCGAGTCACGATGGAGCGCGATGTTGCGCGGGTAGGCCGTCGAGGCGGTGCCCACGAACGTGATCGCAGCGTTGTCCGCAATCGTGCCGCTGATGTTCTGATAGGCGCCCGAGAAGTAGAGCGGCTGGCTGATGGTGACCGTGCCGGAGCCGCCCGCGTAGGCGGCAGCGACAGTGAACACCTTCAATTGGCCCGTACTCTGCTTCGTGTCCGGGTTGACCTCGGTCAGCGAGCCAATCGTGAACTGATCGCCAACAACCATCGCGCCCGTGCCGGTATCAACGACAATCGACGTGGTGCCGTTGGTCGAGACGGCGCCGTTCACGAGGTAGCCCGTGTTGCGGGCACCGGCGGTGATGACGTTCACCGATTGGTCCATCATGAACTGGAATCCGGTCATCGACTCCATGACGCCGCTGTTGTACTGATCGGCGATCTTCGGGCCCGCGTGGAACAGTCCTTTTTGAGCGTCAACAGTCGCAGCCATCGCGGTAGGCGACAGGATCACAGCGCGGTTGCCGTCACGAGGAGCGGTCATCCAGTCCAGACGCTCGCCGGCTTGGCCGTAGGTCAGGAAGCTGGACGGCGTGGTGCCAGGCGTGCCGACGTAGTTGGTGAACGCACCGGCCATGGCCGTGTTCACGTCATACGCGACCGTCGAGGCAAGCACCGACATCGCCGGCTTGAGGATGCGGCTGGAGAAGTCGTCGAGGCTCAGGGTCAGCTCGGAGCTGAAGAACTGCACCGGGACGTGTTTCTGCGTCGCAACCACGAGCGCGGTGGTCTGCTCGGTCGTGTCCTGCGGGGTGATGGTCCGACCCGTGCCGACCGTGTAGCGGTTCGGCAGACGGATCTGGAGCTGGCCGCCGTTTTTGGCGCCCGTGACGCCGAAGCGGTCGTCATACTGACGGTTGACCGCTTGCAGCGTGCTGTTCGCGTTCTTGAGAATCCGAAGCGCTTCGCGGGTGATGTCGCCGTCGGTTAGGGTCTTGATGGTGTTTGCCATGATCTTCCCCTTTCAGGGGTAAATCAACGGCCTGACAGTGCCTTCTCTCGTCTACGAATCCACTCAGCGTCGCTGATTCCGGGTTCGTCGAGTCCGCCAGTGTCTGGAGCCGTCCCCCGCAGCGGCTTTAGTGGTGCCGGCGCGGAGCTTGTTTTGACCTTGGCGCCCTCGGATAGCCGGATTTCCAGCTTCCCCAGGCGCCGCCCGATTTGTGCCGGGCTCAGACCCTCAAACTCCGCAGCCTCATCCGGGTTCTGGCCGAGATACTGGATTAGTTGCGCCGGGTTGTCCGCGTCTAGCAGCGCCTCAAAAAACGGGGTTGGCCGCTTCTGTCGGTCTGCGAACGGGAGTTCCTCGCGCAGCGCTTCCAGCGCCTCCTCGAACCCTTCGAGCTTCTTTCCTGACTTCAGCACCTCGGCCGCTTTTTGGTTCAGCGTCTGGTGCCGGAGGATTTCGCGGGCCTTGTGCTCCGCAATTTCCTCGATGTCGGGCTGCTTCGTCGTCGTGTCTTCGCCGCCCCTGAGCTGGGCCAGTTGGGCTCTCAGCTCCGCGTTTTCCTGCGCGATCAGATCGCGCTCGCGGGCCGTTCCGCCTACCTTCCCACTCAGTCGCTCGATGCGCCTTTGCAGCTTCTTGATCGTCTTCTCGCCGGGATCGCCGTCTTCGGCTTTCTCGGGTACTTCCGACCGATCATCTGCGGGCTCATCCTGGGGAGCGATCCCAGTCTTCAGCTCGGGCTCAGCGTTTGCCTGTTCAGGCGCGCCGCCGGGGGCGCCTTGGGTCGTGTCGGTGCTCATAGGCTCCATGCACTGCGGTAACTCCCGCAGGTGAGTGAGCGCATACTAGCACGGATCGCTAGAGCATTTCAAGGAATAGCTCAATCACCTCCCGCTCCTCCGCTTCTTCAGCCGCGCGCGCCTCCTCGGCCAGCGCCTGCGCGATCTCTTGCGTCAGGATGGCTAGCAATCTCTCTTGGTTAGCAAGCGCTAACTTCGTTTTCTCTAGGCTTGCCTTGGCCTTTTCCTTGGCCGGCTGGCTCTTGGCGCGGGCGATGGCGCGCTGGCGTTCTTCTTCCTCCTCCTCCAGCGCCTTCAGCCGCTCGCGCTCGCGCTGCGCTCGGCGACGCATCTCGGCCACCATGGCGGCAATCGGCCAGCCTCCGGTGGCGTCTGCGCTAGCGGCGCCGGTCGAAATCCCGGACCTATTGCCGACCCAAGTCCATTGACCTGCCGCCGCGTTGACAACAACGAGCGACACGATGCCGCTTTGCGTGCCAGTCCACGACCAAACCCCAGGTGTAGCCGCTACGAGCCGGCGCAGCGTCGCTGCCGTGCCAACCCAGCTAAACGCGCCAGGCGTAGCCGCGACGAGGCGAGAACGCCCAACACTTGGCCCGGTCCATGTCCACGCGCCAGGCGTGGCATGCACGAGCCGCGACAGGCCCGAGGACGTGCCGGCCCAAGTGAACGCACCGGGGGTCGCGTTGACAGACCCGGCGACGCTAATCCCGGTTGTCGTGCCCGCCCATGTCCAGACGCCAGGTGTTGCGTTAGTCAGGCGCGAGCGGCCAACAGATACGCCGGCCCACGTCCACGCACCGGGAGATGCAGATACGGCGCGACTAAGGGACGACGCAACGCCGGCCCATGTCCATGCTTCTGGG